GTTGACTCTTACAGACTTCGGTGTGTTTGAGATTAACATAGTGGCTAAAGATAGTACTAATTACTATATTTGGGGTTACCAAGAAGGTGCAGATGCACCTGCATTCGCAGACCAATAATAACTAATGTGGGCCTTCGGGCCCACACGTTCTTGATTAAGGAGGGAACATGGCAGACACAGTAACAGGACCAACAATCCTACAACAAAACGACAAACGAGTTACAATTAAAATAGTTGTACAATCTGATGGAACAGGTGGCACAACTGTATTTGGTGATGTATCAGCTCTCGCAGCTGACGAACACGGTAATTCTGTTAGCACTTTATCTCTACAAAGAATATGGTGGTCGTGTGCAAACGGCGATGGCGGCGACGCTTTTGCTCGTTTAGATTATGAAGATTCAGATGGAGATATTCCGATCATAACTTTAATTGATTCTGGCTATTGGGACTTTAGAGAGTTTGGTGGTATACCAGCGAACACTAGTTCTAACTCTAACGAAAACGACGTAAACTTCGTTGTGGCAGCAGCAGCTGACTCTGGTAATTCATTCACTTGCATAGCAGAATTTCTTAAGAACTACTAAGGAGTAAAATATGGCTGTATCGGGATCTACAGATTTTAATCTGGAAGCCGCAGAGGTTATTCAGGAAGCTTACGAAAGATGTGGTTTACAAGAGATTAGTGGTAAAGACCTGCGTTCAGCAGTGCGCACCATGAATGTTCTTATGTCTGAGTGGGCAAACAGAGGATTAAATCTGTGGACAGTAACTCTTGGAACACAGTCAACTACAGCTAGTGATAGTGATTATGATTTGGATACGAACATAATTGACATATTGGAAGTTAATTTAAGAGATGCTAATAATCTGGACACCACGTTGACTAGAATTAGTAGAGCAGATTATCACATGCTTCCTAATAAATCATCGGAGGGAAAACCATCACAGTTTTATTTTGAACGAACAACAACTCCTACTTTGTTTTTATATCCAACGCCTGACTTATCAACGTACAGCGTAAGATATTATTTTTTAAAGAGATTAGATGATATTGATGTTCCGTCAGACAATGCGAACGTGCCATTTAGATTTTTACCTTGTCTGACAGCAGGAATGGCTTATTATCTGGCGATGAAAAAAGCGCCTGACAGGGTTTCTTTATTAAAAGCTGTTTATGACGAAGAGTTTAAAAGAGCAATGGATGAGGACAGAGACAGAGCTAGTTTTAGCGCTGTTCCTGGTAGGTCTTATTTCAATAATTATTAACCAGGAGGTTATATGGATAAGTTAAAAGCAATCAAAGACTGGGTAATGGCACTCGATAAAAAGAAAAAAATAGCTATTGCAGCAGTTGTTGTAATTATAATTATCGCAATAATAGCGTAATGGAACCAAGAGCAAGCACAGACTATATTGTTATCCATTGCTCGGCTACCAAGCCGAGCATGGATGTTGACGCTGAAACAATTAGAAACTGGCATGTTAATGAAAGAGGATGGCGTGATATTGGATATCACAAAGTCATAAAAAGAAATGGAGATGTAGAGGATGGTCGCGATGTTCGTGATTCTGGCGCACACGCAGCAGGATACAATTCTAAGAGTGTTGGTGTGTGCATGGTGGGTGGAATGGCTGAAGATAATTCTGCTGAAAATAATTTTACTCCACACCAGTGGGTAGCATTGATTATAGAGATTAAAAAACTATCTGAAATGTATCCGGATGCAAAGATTATCGGACACAATGAGATAAGTGAAAAAGAATGCCCATCGTTTGATGTGCAAAAATGGAAGGCGGAAAACTTATGATATTAGACGTTGTAAAACTAGCAATCGGCGCTGGCACACACATAATGACAAATAGACAGAAGCGCAAAATGCTTGAGTCAGATGCTGCTATGTTGCATGCACAAAAAATGGCTAATGGTGAAGTCGAGTATCAAGCAACAGTGAGAGAGTCAAACGACAAGGGATGGAAAGACGAGTTCGTTTTGATCCTCATAAGTTTGCCGATTTTATTGTTGATATGGAGTGTGTTTAGCGATGACCCGAGCATACAAGAAAAAATTGATATATTTTTTGACAAGTTCGCCAACTTGCCATTCTGGTATCAATCATTATTTATCGGGGTGGTGGCCTCGATATACGGCCTCAAGGGCGCAGATATTTTTAAGAAAAAATGATTTGGATAATCTCGGCCATGTTGGTGTACCATGATGTGCCACAACCTGTGCTGACTGATTATACAATAAGATCGTTTGACACTAAGTACGAGTGTATAGAGTATACATGGGACAATAAAGTGCAAATGGTTGATACTTTATTAGACATGCATAGATACAAAGAAGACAAAGAGTTAAAAACTTTCGCTTTCTTTTGCGAAAATAGATATGTAAACTTAGACGAAGTGTAGTATAACCTACACAACAGGGACACTATGAAGAACAATTTTTATTTAGCGGTAGCTATATCTGTATTTTTTATATGCTTTGCTATCGGCTTTGCGATAGCAGATGTAACAGGCGCTGGTGCCACAACCAACACACAATCTACAACAGGATCATCAGCTACGAACACTGCAATCACAGGCGGCTACCACAGTGAGGCAACAACCAACTATCAATCAGGTTCGTCGTCATCTACGACTACGAACAATTCTACAACAAACAATAACAATTCCTACACTGGGGACACGCGTACAGTGCCGTCTGCATCTGCTCCAGGCATCTCAGCGATGTCGCAAGATTTGTGCACTGTAGGTGTTGGACTTGGTATACAAAAGCCATTGATAGGTGGCAGTATTGGTATCACAAAGCGTGATATGAATTGTGAAAGAATGAAATTATCAAAATTACTTTTTGACTTTAACATGAAAGTTGCAGCTGTATCTATACTCTGTCAAGATAGCAGAGTGTTTTCAGCCATGGCTCATGCTGGAACCCCTTGTCCATTTAACGGCAAGATTGGTGACGAAGCACTAGACGAGTGGAATAAGTATGACAAACAAAGACCAGACTACGAAGAGTATGTAGAGGCTTTGCGATACATGGAGAAAATAGACAATGAAATACTGGAGGATATAGATGCTAAGGATAAGTATATTCTTGATAGCAACGGCGAGCCTACTAATATTCTCCGTCAGTAATGCAACAGAAGTAATATTAGAGGACACACCCAACGTTGGTGACACCACAACTATTACAACCATAACATCTGGTAATCCTGCAACCACTGGCAACTTAGTTTCACAAGACTTCGACGATGGCAGCTGGGTAGGTACAATGTTTCCTGATAGTTCTGACATCAACGAGTCAACGTGGTTGACCGGCAAAGATGGTAAGTATGCAGAAACAACAATAGACTCTGACGATCATTTGTCGTTAGAAGAATTACAACTTGGTTTCACATCTACTTTTGGTGCACAGATACGATGGTGGAATCCTGTCGAGTCAACAGTCACACTTACACAAACTGCAACCAATGGTGTTGATACAACAACACAAAGCACAACGTTTCATGACACAACAAACCACAACTACCAAACTAATCCATACTCAAACCAACTCACACTTGCACCAGACGCACAAAACCAACACGGCACACTCACTGTAAGATTTAGTTTTGATATACAAGGCAACAAAAACTACAACGGAGGTCACGCTGGCGTTGACGTGCGTGACCCTGTGGTCACTGTTGATTACAACACACTGTCAAGCACAACATCTACAAGTGTTGTATATTGTTGGCAAAAGAACCCACCGACATGTCCTGGCCAAGACGAGATAGAAGATGTGCAAGAACAGCTAGAGCAGTTTGAGTTAATGCAGTTTACAATACCAGAAGATATATTTATTGAACCACCACCAGATATTGAATACTCATTCAATCCTGTTATCGAGGAGATAGATATTGTAGAAGAGTTTGACATAATGCCGATGGATGAATTTTTTTTTGAACCTGAGTATTTCGAAGAAGTTGTCATGGAAGAATTTATTCCAGTCGATGTTGTCATGGTTGAAGATGTAGAGTTTTTTGAT